TAGAGCCAAAAGAATTACAAATCAACGCACTTTTATGTAAGACTGATTTCGCTTCTGACTGGAACTCTGTTGAAATGGGGTACTCTGCATTTGACGTACTACCTAAAACTTTCCAAGATTTCTTAATCGCTCGTATGCTAGGACAAATGGCTGAAGCTACTGAGACTTCACTTTGGAGAGGTGTTGAGGCTACTAACGGACAGTTTGGTGGATTATTTACTCAAGCGTTAGCTGAAGCTGGCACAGGTATTCCTGTAGCGCAGTCTTTAGTTGGTATTTCAGTTACTGCTGCTAACGTAATCGCTGAATTAGGTCGTGTAGTTGACGCTGTTCCATCTACTCTTTACGGTAAAGAAGGTTTGAAACTTTACGTTTCTCAAAATGTTGCTCGTGCATACGTTCGTGCATTGGGTGGATTCGCTGCTGCTGGAGTAGGTGCTGCTGGTACAAACGCACAAGGTACACAATGGTACGGAATGGGTTCAGGTCTATCTTTTGACGGAGTTTCTATCTTCGTTGCAAACGGACTTGCTAACAACTCTATTTTAGCTACAGTTACAGATAACTTGTATTTCGGAACTGGTCTTCTTTCTGACCACAATGAAGTTAAGTTAATCGACATGGCTATGATTGACGGTTCTAAAAACGTACGTTTTGTTGCTCGTTACACAGCAGGAACTCAAATCGGTATCTTGGAGGATTGTGTAGTATACTCTCCTGCATTAGACTAATATTTAATAACCAAAATCGGGGATGGGTTGCTTGACATCCTATCCCCTTTTTTTAAAAACTTTTTTTATGTCTTGTGATATAGCAAACGGACGCTTAGAAGCGTGTAAAGATGGAATCTCAGGTTTAGATGCTGTCTATTTTATTAATTTTGGAATCAACTATCCTACAGACGTAACATTTGATACTACTCCTCCAACTGCAGGAATGGAAGATGTTATTACTGCTATAGATGGAGTTGACAACTTGTACAAGTGGGAGTTGAAAGGTGCTAACTCATTCGAGCAAACTATTCAAACTTCTCGTGATAACGGTACTACATTCTTTGAACAAGCAATCGTTGCTCAGTTTAAAGTGTTAGACCCTAAAACACACAAAACAGTTAAATTGTTAGCTTACGGACGTCCACACATCGTTGTGCGTACACGTTCAGGTAATTTCTTCTTAGCAGGTCTTGAAAGAGGATGTGATGTAACTGCAGGTACTATATCGAGCGGTACAAACATGGGTGATTTTAACGGTTATAATTTGACTTTTAGTGGCATGGAGAACATCCCAGCGCCATTCTTGAACTGTACAGACGAAGCTACTTTAGCTGCATTGTTCGGTTTAACTATAGGAGATATTATTACTTCTTAATAGTTTACCTTACTACTAAAATTGAGGGATGGTTTTTACTGTCCCTCTTTTTTTTTAAAACAAAAACACGAAAGCAAGTTATTTATATATGTTAATTACAGACTTACTTGCTGGTGTAAAGACTTTCGACTTAGTGTTAAAGGATTCAGACGTAGCTTACTTAGAGTTACGAGACGATTCTAACAACACTACAGAGACATACGATGTAACAGACGTATTTGAAGACGAATACTACTACAGCGTTGAAATAGACATCTTAGACGACCTTACAGAAGGCAAATTCTACGACTTTAAACTATACTCTTCTATGGATGAGTTGATTTATTATGACCGTGTTTTTGCAACAGACCAACAGACCAATAGTTACTCAATAAATAAAGACAGCAACGGAGACTCTAAGTACATTCCGCACGTCTCAACCAACGAATATATAACGTATGGATAACAACGTAAAAATAATTGAACTAGCAAAATACGAAACTCCCATTATTCAAGAAGGTAAAAGAGAGGATTGGGTAACGTATGGAGTAGACAATAATTACTTTCAATACCTAATCGACAGATACACTTATTCGCCTACGAATAACGCCATTATAAACAACATAGTTAAACTTATCTACGGACGAGGTTTAAATGCGTTAGATGCGTCTAAAAAGCCAAATGAGTATGCTCAGTTTATCAACCTAATCTCAAAAGATTGCGTTAAGAAGCAAATCACGGACGCTAAGATGCTAGGACAATTTGCTATGCAAGTTATCTACACCAAAGACAGAAGCAGAATAGCGAAAGTGTACCACATACCTGTACACCTTTTACGTCCTGAGAAGTGTAACAAAGATGGAGAAATAGAAGCATACTACTATTCAGATAATTGGTCAGACACTAAAGCGTTCCCACCTAAGAGAATACCTGCTTTCGGAACGTCAAAAGAATCAATTGAAATATTCTACGTTCGTCCTTACTCGGTAGGAATGAAGTATTTTGCATTGGTTGACTATCAAGGAGCGCTACCATATGCTGTTTTAGAGCAAGAGATTTCTGACTACCTAATCAACGAGGTTCAAAATGGTTTCTCGGGAACTAAAGTCATAAACTTTTCTAATGGAATCCCGTCTGACGAAGAAATGGACGAAATAGAGCGTAAGGTAACTAATAAGTTAACTGGTTCTAAAGGTAAGCGAGTAATCGTTTCATTCAATCATTCAGAAGCGACAAGAACAACCGTAGACGACATTCCTTTAAATGATGCACCTGACCACTACACATACTTATCTGAGGAGTGTATGCGTAAGATTATGCTAGGACATAACGTGACTTCTCCGTTACTATTTGGTATTTCGTCTTCCAATGGATTCTCAAGCAACGCAGACGAACTTAAAAACTCGTTCATTTTGTACTATAACATGGTTATCCGACCATATCAAGACTTAATGATTGAGGCATATGAGCAGATTCTAGCCTATAACGGAATCACTTTAAAGCTATATTTTGAAACTTTGAAGCCTTTGGAGTTTACGGATGCTTTAGGAAATGTTGAAGAGCCTACTGAATTGTCTTCTCAAGACGACACAATTGCTCAGGCGTTAATTGACATGGGTGAAGACGTATCTGAGGATTGGCTTTTAATAGATGAGTTTGAGGTTGACTACGACAACGATGACTTTGAGAATGAAGTGTTGCAAGGAAAACACGAAACAAAGAGTCTACTATCTAAATTAGTAGAGTTAGTTTCAAGTGGTACAGCTAGACCTAACTCAAAGAGTGAGCAAGATGCTGTAATTAATGACGTGAAATTTATCACTCGTTACGTTTACGCAGGTGAGACTACAGAGAAGACTAGACCATTCTGCAGAAAGATGGTAGAGGCTAAAAAGGTTTACCGTAAAGAAGACGTTTTACAGATGAGCAACCAACCAGTTAACGCAGGTTGGGGTGCAAGAGGAGCAGACACTTATAGCATTTGGTTCTACAAAGGAGGAGGTAACTGCCACCACAGATGGAATAAACGAGTGTACGCTTCATTTGAAGGCACAGGAATAGACGTTAACTCACCAAAGGCTAAACAAATAGCAGGACAGAAAGCAGAGAAGTTTGGTTATGTTGTTAAAAACGACCCAAAGGTATCTCAGCGACCAATAGATATGCCGAATCAAGGATTTTTACCAAAAGACTAATACAATGCCAGAAGCGCTACTCATAACAAGAACAGACTTAGTTAGACTTACTGCATTAGGTGGTAATGTCGACACAGATAAATTCATTCAGTTTATCAAGATTGCTCAGGATATTCACATTCAGGGTTATCTTGGAACACGACTGTTTGACAGAATTAAGGATGACATAGAAAACGACACTTTGGCTAATCCTTATTTGAGCCTTTTAGAGAAGTATATTAAGCCTATGCTTATTCATTGGGCAATGGTTGAGTATTTACCGTTTGCTGCTTATAACATAGCTAATAAAGGAGTATACAAGCACACAGCAGAGAACTCTGAGAGCGTTGAAAAAACGGAAGTAGACTATTTAGTAGAGAAAGAACGTGACATAGCACAACACTACACGCAGAGATTTCTTGACCATATGTGTAATAACTCAGCAGACTATCCTGAGTACAACACTACGAGCGGTGAAGATATGTATCCAAACAAGAATAACTTTTTTAAAGGTTGGTATCTATGAAAAAGCAGTATAAGCCAAAAGAAGAGAACGTAATCAAGTTGAATTTGTACCTTAAAAAGATTAAAAATGGCAATCAAAAAGATAAGTGAATTTGACCAAACCAGTCAATTAGCTTTCAGTGATTTAGTTATAACTTCATGGAGCGATGGAGTGGACTTTGTTTCTAAAAGAGCAAGATTAGAGGTTCTTCTTAATGCAGGTACAAAAACATATAGAGCATTCATAAGCCAAGACGATGTAGCTGACCCTCTTATGACTGCTATCTATAATGGATATACAGACACTCCATCAGCTACTCGTATTTCAGCAGGAACATACGAAATAGAAAACTTTGACAATGAACTTGGAACGTCTACAGCTATTCGTATAAACACGAATATGCTAAGTCAAGGTCACCACATTAAAACAATAGTAGACACAAACGACAAGATTTTAATCTACACATATAACGGAGCGACATTGAGTGACAGTATTATGAACTTGGACGGATTGTTAATTGAAATAATTACCTACATATAATGGCATTAAAAAGTACAGATAGACGAGTAGATGAGTTAGAACTAAACAAGCAGGATAATCTTGTTAGTGGTGTTAACATTAAAACCATCAACGGTAATTCTGTATTAGGTAGTGGTAATTTAACTATTGGAGGTGGTGGTAGTGCAACTTGGGGAGGTATAACAGGCACGTTATCATCACAAACAGATTTACAAAGCGCATTAGACGCAAAGCAAGACGATTTAGTAAGCGGTACAAACATCAAAACACTTGAAGGTCAAAGCCTTTTGGGTGCTGGAAATATTGATTTAACAAAATCAGATGTCGGTTTAAGTAACGTAGACAATACGAGCGATTTAAACAAACCAATTTCAACTGCAACACAAACGGCTTTAAACGCAAAAGAAGACACAATAACGGCTGGTACAACGTCACAATATTACAGAGGTGATAAGACTTTTCAGACGTTAGATAAAACTGCGGTAGGTTTAGGAAATGTAGACAATACAAGCGACTTAAATAAGCCAATCAGCACACTTACACAAACGGCATTGAATGCCAAGCAAGACACATTAACACTAACCACAACGGGAACAAGTGGTGCTGCTACTTTGGTAGGTGCTACATTGAATATTCCACAGTATAGCGGTGGTGGTTCTTCTAATTTTTCTGTAATTTCTATAAGCGCAACAAATTCAACTGCGGTAACAGGTACAACTGCAAATGCAATAGTTAGTTCTATATTAGTTCCTGCTAATACCTTTGTGAGCAATGGTATAATAGATATTGCTGCAAGATATTTAAAAACAGGCACTGCTTCGTCACAGAATGTAAGAATGTATGTCAATACTTCATCAAGTT